CGAAGTTTATTATTGTCCCGGTAAATCAAACACAACATTATTTGTTAATACACCTGTTTTAAATTTAGTTGAATCAAATGCACCATTTGACCCTGTGATATTCAGCGACAATACTCCGCATTCAGTTCATAAAATAAGACGTTTTGTTATGATTGACGCTTCATCAGGAAGCGGAACAGTAGATTTAAGTGCATGTATTCTTATTGACAAATCTATAACCTACAGCACAACATTAAAAGCGTATGACGGGCCAGGTAACGAAGTTTTGGGCGGGTTTACTGGCAGTTCTTTTGGGTACGTTCAATACAAAATAAAAGGTAACGAGGTGGAGGTGCTTATAACTGGGCAAAGCTTTGTAATTGCTTCGGGAGTAAGGAAATTATCATTTAGCTGCCCGTCTTTTTTAGCAGGCAGAAATGTGGGAGGGGTTGCAGTTGTGGCTATTCAGCAAGGTGGGACATATGTAGGGTTCGCCGGACTCGCTCAAATGAACGATACAGAAATATTGATCGAACAAGTAGCAAATAATACTGATATTCCAGCTATGGCATCTTCTGGTGAAATATACCTAATGATTAGGGCGCAAATAAACTAAATAGCCGCATGTTTTCGGAGTTCATGCGGTCTATTTGATTAGGCTTTCGGGGAAACTTGAAAGCCTTTTTTAATCGTCAAATCTCTTCGGCCTTGCTCTTTTAGGGTGTGTTCGCTCTGCTTCGCTTAACCCTTCATAAACTGATAGTAGTTTTTCTTTCTCGTCATCTGATAACGAATCAAAAAAAGATTTGTTTGCATCCTCAACCGTATCTCCTAAAGATTGTTGCTTCATAAACGAATAAGCAACTACCAATTTTCTGTAATACCAAGACGGGTATACTTGAACCCTTCTTTTTAGTGAATCTTTCTGGCTATCTCTTATCATGCAACTTGGGTTTATCAAAAATATATAAAATTAATTTATTATGCAAGCATAGTAAAAATAGTATGCTCGCATAATAATTCAAACTTGTTAAGTTAACAATAACTTATACCGCTTACATCCTCCCTTCTTCGCTTCACCTTTGTTTTCATGAAGCTCAAATACACTAAACACATAGACTCTGACGAACCGATGATGTTTATCAACAGGCATATTGGTAACGATTCGGAGGAGGGTGAAGGTATTATGGGCGATCAGTTCCAAGATGAACTAATGTATTTGGATACGCTTGGAAAGAAAAGAATACAAGTACATATCTGCTCTGAAGGTGGAAGTGTAATCGAGGGAATGAAAATGTACCATGCTATCCTAGCAAGCAAAACAAAAGTTGATACATACAACGGAGGAATAGCGGCAAGTATAGCAGGGGTTATTTTCCAAGCAGGCAGAAAAAGATATGTATATGACAATGCACTTCTTATGATGCACAACCCTTACAACCCAGATGGTAAAGTTGATTCTGGATTAGATGCAATTAAGGGATCGCTTGTAACAATGCTAGGCAGAAAGACAAACAAAACCGAAGATGAGATTTCAGCACTAATGAATTTAACAACCTGGATGAACGCAGAACAGTGCATCACAAACGGGTTTGCAGATGAAAGAGTAAGCATAAGCGATTTAAACAAACCAAGAGCCACACCTATTACCTCCGAAAATATAAAGGCTCGACTAAAAGAATACACAAATTTTTTCAATTCAATACACACCAAAAAAGAACCATCAATGAAAAAAGTAACAAACTTTTTAAACCTGAATGATTCCGCGACTGAAGATTCAATTTTCAAAGCGATTGAATCAATTCAAAATTCCGCTAAAGAAGCCAATGAAGCTAAGGAAAAAATCGCTGGTGAATTAGAAACTGCGAAAGCGGATTTAGTAGCAGCTCAAAACAGAGTAACGGAATTGGAAGCTGCTGAAAAAACAGCGAAAGAAGCTGCTGAGGCTGAAAAACTTTCTGCTTTGGATAAAGCTGCTGAATTACAAGCCAACAACTACGCAAAAGATGGCAAAATTAAAAACGATGCCTCTTCAATTGCAAAAGTAAAAGCGCAATTAATTAAAGATTTCGACGGCACAAAAGCTCTTTTGGATGAATTGCCAATTAATAAGAAAGGCGCAAACATCGTGAACGCACTTGAAGGTGACGCAGAAGTACCTAAGTACACTATGGGCGCAGCAATGATCGACATTTCAAATAAAAATAAATAATCAAACAATAAAAATCATACACAATGCCAGAATTAGTAATAAATGACACGACCTACGCAGGTGAAGTCGCAAGCCAGTTCCTTGTTAAAGCAATCACCGGAGCCGATACTATCAGCGGTGGTCACGTTTATGTGAAAGATGGTATTAAGAAAAAATACACAATTCCACGTTGGGATTCTAACTACGAAGATTTTATTCAGGATCGTCAAGCGACACCTATTTCCAAAGGTAGTTGGACAGTTGACGGGAAGGTCTTAGATCCTCAGGATTTCATGATCTATACTGAATTTAATCCGCGTGATTTTGAAGATCATTGGTTCGCGGTTCAGTTGAATCCAAAATTAATTGATCGCGCATTGCCTGCAACAGTTGAATCTGTAATGGTTCAGGAAGCAATGAAACGTTATTTCAAATACTTCAACAAAGCAATTTGGAACAACGATATGAGCTTAGCATCCACAAGTATTTACAAGTACTGGAACGGATTCATTAAAAACGCTCAGTTAGATGCAGGTACATTAGCGGTGTCCTCTCCTATCACTTTAACAAGCGCAAACATCGAAGCTGAATTTGGTCGTGGTTACGATATGATCCCGGATCAATTGCGCTATGATCCAGGAATGAAAATTTTCTGCTCTTACAAAACATACGGGTTATGGGAAACATACCAACGTGTTCAAACCTACAAAGGAATTGATGTAACACGCGAAGGAGTTGACATGTTCCGTGGCAAAAAAGTAGTTCGTATCGCAGATTTCCCAAATGATGCGTACATGATCGCTAAAGGGACAGCATCGCCTGACTCCAACCTTTGGGTAGGGATGAACAGCGTGGACGATCAAGGGTTGATGTTAAAACAATTACAAGCTAACTCTGAATTGTATTTCATCAAAATGCTTTGCAAAGCCGATGTACAAATCGGATGGGCTGAGGAAACAGTATTGTATAAAGCATAATTAACGGGGGAGTTAACGCTCCCCCATTTCATAAACTCATTCAAAACAAATAAAAAATGGCAGCAACTGACCCAAAATTCGGGACAACACCAAACCAGGATAACACATACCGTATGTTAAACAACGGATTGTCTACACCTGCATACGCAGCGACTTTGGCGTACACTCCAATTCATCACAACACAATTTACAAACCAGCAGCTTTAACAGGTGCAGTTACAGTTAACCTAACAGTTACACAATGTAACGTTGGCGATATGTTTACTTATATCGCTTCTGCTTCCGGTGCTTCTCGAATTACAACATTCGGAACAGGTTTCGTTTCCGCAGGAACATTAACCGCAGCTGATGGTAAATCAGTCACAGCAAAATTCATTTTCAACGGGACTGCATTCGTTGAGTTAACCCGATTTGTTCAACCATAATAAATAAAACTCCGATATGGAATTTAAAAAAGAACTGATCGAAACGATCAAAGAAAATAAAGCTTCACAAGTGTTTATCAATGAGGCTGGAGAATGGTTGTTTTTTCCACGTGAAGGGTATTCTGCTTTTTCAGCAGGAGAAATTTTAGGAGAATCAAAACATTCCAACGAAGAAGATCAACCTAAACCTAAAAAAGGTAAATAATGACTTTCGAGGAAGCAGCAGAATTTGCAAGAAAACACAAAGGTGTTACCCTTATCACATCCGATGGGTGTGTTTACATGGGAGAATTGCCAAAGAACATTGAAAAGCACTGCGAAGAAAACAAGTTAACGGTGGTTTACCCTGCCGATTTAATAACAAAAAAATCTAAAAAGTAAAATGGCTCTTAACGACGTTACGTTCAATTTAGGTCAAGGCGGTTTGGGCAGACCATTACCGGGTCAGGATCACATTTCCGCAATGCTGTTTTATACTGGCACTTTACCAAGCGGATTTTCATCTACCGACAGAATCAAAAAGGTTTTCTCTTTGGAGGAAGCAGAAGACTTGGGAATACTTGGTGACTACTCAGATGAAACAAAAGCAACAGCAACCTACACAGTTACTACAGCAGGAACAGCAGGTGAAACAGTTGAATTGAAAGTATTGGAGCCAAATGGTTACAAGTCTTTAGGAGTAGCTACTATTCCAGCAAGTGCAACAACAACTACTTCGGCTGCTGCAATAGCAGATATTATAAATCAAGGAACTTATTTGCACGGTTATTCGGCTGTTGCCGCTGTAGCAGTTGTGACTATCACAGCTCGACCAGGATTAGGTGTTTTCTTAAATACTGGTACTCCTTTAGTTTCTGTGATTACTGGCGTTGGTGGTTCACCGACACATGCAGGAACAATCGCGCAATTTGGTGCAAGTGCATTAGTTGACGGTGTTGCTTCATTGCAAGCAACATGGCACTATCACATTTCTGAATATTTCAGAATACAGCCACAAGGTGTATTGTACGTTGGTATGTATGCAGTCCCTTCTACTTATGATTTTGCTGATTTAGCAACAATGCAACAATTCGCAAACGGTGAAATTCGACAAGCATTTGTTTATTGTGATGCACTTGCATACACAAGCGGAAATGCTGCAATACAAGCAGCACAAGCGGTATGCAATACTCTTTTCACGGATCACATGCCTTTATCTTCTGTTTTGTTGACATTCAACTATACAGCAGCTACACTTTCAGCACTTACAACACTTTCAGGATTAAACTCGAAAAACGTTTCAGTCGTGATTGGTCAGGATGGTGACGCGCAAGGATTTGAGTTATTTAAAGCTACAGGCAAAACGATTTCAAACGGTGGAGCTTGTTTAGGAACTGTATCACTTGCAAAAGTAAGTGAGGATATAGCTTGGATTGGAAAATTCAACATGTCAAACGGTACAGAAAACAACGTTGCAGCATTTGTAAATGGGGCACTTGTTAGTTCGCAATCAACATCATTACTGAATAACCTAAATACCTACAGATATGTTTTTGCCATCAAAAAAGTGGGGTATGAAGGTACATTCTGGAACGATTCGCATACATGCGTACTTCAAAATTCTGATTACGCGTACATCGAAAACAACAGAACGATTGACAAAGCTGTTAGAAACCTTTATGTAACGTATTTGCCAGACTTAAACGGGCCGCTTGTAGTTAATTCAAATGGCACCTTGAAAGATACAACTATTGCCAAGTTTGAGACAAGAGGAAACGAATCATTGGATCAAATGGAACGTGACGAAGAAATTTCAGCGAAGAGCGTAACAGTTGACCCCAAACAAAATGTGCTGACAAATTCTGAATTAGCAGTTACTGTTGATTTGGTTCCGGTTGGAGTAGCGCGAAACATTAAAGTAAATATTGGTTATAAACTTTCAATACAATAACAGATGCCAGCATTAGTAAATGGAGTGTCATATTCCTGGGTACACATCAATTTTATATTGTATGGGGTACCTGTAAAAGGTATTACAAAAATTACTTGGAAGAAGAAAAGCGACAAAGTGAACAACTATGGCGCTGGCCCTGATCCTGTAAGTCGCGGTTACGGCCGTAACGAATACGAGGCATCAATCGAATTGTACCGCGAAGAGTGGCAACGCATCATTGATATTTCACCGGATAAAGATCCGTTAAGCATACCGCCACAAGATGTTCCGGTCGTATTTGGAGGCTCCAGAGTGACTGCAAAGACTGTTGTTCTGCAAGCTGTAGAGCTATTAGAAGATGCTTTTGAAGCAAACGAAGGTGATACAAGTTTAAAAATATCCGTTCCGCTAATTATAGCGGGCGTTAAAAACGTTTAAAAAATGAATACTCCGAAAGTAATTATTAAAGAAGAAAAAAAGTTAAGCGAGTTTGAGCAAAAGATCGAAACCGCAAAAGCTGATGCAGAGAAAAAGTGCGAAGAGTTAAAGCCTAATCATGGTGTTGTTTATCCTTTGGTATTTGTAAGACCTGCAACAGAAGAAATTTTTGTTGGATTCATACAGGAGCCAAAACGAGCCGCTAAAATGGAAGCATTTGATATTTTAATGTCAAAAAACAGTATTGCTTTAGCGGGTGAAATGATCCTTACTACTTCGATAATTAAAGAGCATTCGCATGAAGCTTTTTATTTAATAGAAGATTCTCGTTATGACGATGTTTATATGAGTGGTTGTGTTGATTCATTAGGGCATATCAATGTACTTATGAACTCACTAAAAAAAAAGTAGACCAGCACCGGATAACGAAAGATAGTAGCGAGTACAAAAAGATGCAGGCTTACATACATTACTTCCTCGGAGAGAACCCCGATAACATGGATGAGGATGAGATTGTGAAGCTTTGGAGTCGAGTTCGGTATGTGCTTGAAGAAACAGGACAAATGAAATTTGAATAGGGGTTAACGCCCCTTTTTTTTTACCACATGGCAGATAAAACGGAATACATAATATCGCTTAAAGATCTTTTTTCCGCAGGAATAAAGGACGCTGATAAATCCGCCAAAGGTTTAGATAGTACAGTCGCTTCACTTAAAACAACAATAGCTGGACTGGGTGCTACAATTGGATTCTCAGTACTTGCAAAAGATATTTTCGACACCACGCTAAAAATGGACAGCTTAAAAAACAGCTTAAATTTTATTAGTGGAGGACAAGGAAAAGCAACGTTTGAATATTTAAGAAAGGAATCTGACAAATTAGGGTTAAGCCTGGAAGCCTCTGCAAATGGGTACAAACAAATTGCAGGAGCTGCACGAGGAACCAACTTAGAAGGGCAAAAAACAAAGGATATTTTTGAAGGAGTTTCAGCGGCTACCGCTGTTATGGGTTTATCCTCTGAGCAGTCCGAAGGTGCTTTACTAGCCTTATCCCAAATGATTTCAAAGGGTAAAGTGCAGGCCGAAGAGTTACGGGGACCATTAGGTGAACGCATACCGGGAGCTTTTCAAATTGCTGCAAGGGCAATGAATATGACTACCAAAGAGCTGGATAAATTCATGTCCGATGGTAAGTTAATAGCAGAAGATTTCCTTCCAAATTTTGCAAAGCAATTAAAAGAAGAATTTTCAAGCGGAATCCCTGCCGCTACACAATCATTGGCAGCTGTTACCAACAGATTAAAAAATGAATACCTATTACTTAAAATGCAGATCGGGGATGATTTACGCCCCGTTATGATTTGGGCTTTAGAGATGCTTCAC